CCTGATTGGTCTAAAAAAGAATAGGTAAAAGTTCCATTACGGTCACGTTCAACCGATACACTTTTACCCCATAATCCAAATAATCCCATATAATCGATGTTTCACAACATTAATAATTAAGCAAATATAGTAATTATTATTTACTATCGATATAATTTATTAAAGAAAATAAAATATATCCAATACAACAAGCAAATAACGTTATAATTGCTAAATAAATATATCCTATTATATCGTTATTTAAAACATTTAAAACAAGTGAAAATATTCCATAAGTTATAAAATAAGCTTTTAACCAATCTGATAATTTATTGTTCATAATTTTTATATTTAATTTTAATCTAAGATAGTCTAAAAACTTTAACAAACCAAGAAATAACGTATTTCATTGCGTCGAGTGAGTGGTCGTCTCCGTTTTCTTCCGGAACATCCATTTGAATGCCTTGCCAAACCTTCCAAGAATATTGCTCATATTCCGCTTCAATGTTTATTGATTCCTTAGTATAATGAATCTTTGATTTCTGCATTGTTTCAATTCCAGCAGCAATAGAACCGCTGCCCTTTTTAGCTTGAATTACGTTGTAACCTGAATTTTTAAGTTTACGACTTTCCTCTTTATTCAGTTCGTTTCCACTATCACAAATTATTTGTTTATGCTTTTCAATTCCTAAACGTTCAAATTCGTCTGAAAGACTGCCTTTAATATCATTTAATGGTTTATATAATTTTTCACGAAAGAAATAGTTTTCATCGCCATCAAATTTCATTTCCACTAAGGAGGTTGGAGCAGATAAGCCAAAATCTAACCCGTAGTAACTTTGATGCGGCAATTTTTCAAAGTCAGAATTAGATAGCGTTTTCCATCCTTTGAAAATTCTGTTTGGTTTTTCGGCTTTTAAGCCAAGAGCATAAACTGCGTGCATATAGGCATCTGCTGTGTTTTGCTCCATATTGAAAGGATTTGATGGATCATAACTCAATATTTTCTTTTTTTGTTCAGGTGGACAAAAAGGATTGTCTTTAAATGTTGAGTGAATTAAAATAGAATTATCTTGGTTTACTAAATCATCGCTCCATAACTTTCCAACAGGGTTATAATCCATAAATACAGCACAACTACACCGCATATCTAATTGGTCGAAAGTTGTTTTAGGCATTTTGTAGAATTCATTAAACCAAAGATAATCCGAATGATAACCATGAACTTTTAATTCATCATCTGTGCCTTCAATATTGATTGTGGAGCCATTTGGGAAGGTAAATATTGATTCTGTTTTGTTAAAAGTAAGTAAATTATAATTTGGAAGTGTTGGGTAATATTTTAACATATCTTGCAAAATAGTGTCTTTACAGTCTTTTTTAGTGTTTCTAAAAACCGCTAATTTAATTCTGTTTTTGCTCCACGCCAATAACCAAAATATTTGAAGTATTGAAAATGTTTTAGAACTTCTACTGCTTCCAGAATTTATAATATATTTGTATTTTCCACATTGTAGAGCGTTCCAATTTTTTTCAAATACAGGGGTTGCTTGCATTAAACATAAATATAGTTAGTATTATTTTTTCTTTCTCCTCTTAGTTTTCTGCTTAGCGCTCACCACAAACGAAGGGGATTATTATGTTAATTGTGGTGAAACACAAATGTACAAAATTTAATCGTCAATAGGTTTGATTATTTCTATTTTAATATCATTGCTTTGTAATTTTTCGCCACCTGATGTTAAATCAACTTTATCACCAAACATTTTAGGGTAAAACTTAGATGCTAACCATTTACTGGTCTGTATCAACACATTAGCTGCTGACGGTTCGATTTCTCCAGCTTTTAACATATCACGAACATAGTCTATTTCTTCAAGTTCGCTTTCCGACTTGTCCTGCATGGCCTTTACATATAGGTCAAATAATTCTACGTTTTCCCGTTTCCAATTACACCAAGTTTGAAAAGTTGGGTAATCTTCATTTGATTTTAAAACAGTCTTAATATTAAAACCATTTGCAACATCATCGCAAATGGTTTTACAAGTCTCAAAATTGTATGTAGAAGGTCTAGCCATAAAACTTATTATTAATTTAAAGAAGTCGAGTATTATTCCAATACTTCTTTATAGTGGTATTATCCACAACTTCTTTATTTTAAAAACCCCATTCCTAGTTCAGCAACGGGGGTAGAAATTATGAATAGAACAAATTTAGACTATTTCAATTTCATATCCTAATTCTTTTTCAATTTCTTGTTTTGTTATTTGCTTGGGGTTGATTATAGTTGCCAAAGTGCCGTTATTAAACACACATCCGAATTTTGTCCATATACAATAATCTTCAATACATGGTGTGTAATTATTTTTATTATTTTTTAATCCGCTATAAGCATCAATAAAAATTTTTGCATTCATCAACCGTCTCTTCACAGCTTCTTTTTCTAAAGCGTTTTTTATTTCTTCTGGAGTGGCTGGTAAAACATCTTTTCGATTCCAAGTCCAATCTTTACCTATCCACTTACCAAACAAAAAACCGTAAACTTTGTTTTCTTTTTGGTAGTTGAATAAGGCATCTTCAAATTTATACCACTTCCCAACTTCTAATGCCGGCTTCAACAACTCTTTCAACTTCATTTCTGGATTCTCTTTAATAAATTTCTTTGTTAGTTTCATTTTACAAATTTTTAATGATTATTATTCCATCAACAATATCAAATTTATTACCAAATGGTAATTTTATGATAGTTGTATTTTCTTTTGATATTATATGCAATTCTGTATTTATAAGTGTTTCCAATAATATTTCATTTGGTGTCGATTTATGAGCGACATCTGATAATTGGATAAGTGATACTTCCCTATTCATAATTCTTCTATTTTAATTGTTATTTTTTTACCTTCATCAAAGGCGATTAATTCAAGCGTGCAAAACATAATATTGCGATCTCCAGTTACCCATCGATTAAACTTCTTGTACTCGATTTCGTGTTTGGCTGCGAATTTCTTCTGCGAAAGACCTGATTGGGTTATCAGGTCTTTTAAGATTTGTTGATGTTGGGTCATTTTACTTGTTTCAATAAATTTTGCAAGTTTTCTTTTTTAGATACAAAGAAACGTTTTGTATTTACTTCTAAAATACTATCAACTCCAAAAGATATTTTATTATTTATCTTCATTGCACAAGCTAAAAATAATGCTTGTATTGGAGTTTCAGCATAGATAAGTAAATCTTCTCCTTCAATAAAAGTAACGGCATAAGGTTGTAAGCTCATAATTCCTGTTTTTTTAGTGATTTTCAATATTCAAAGATAATCATTTATTTGATATAATCTACCAATTTGTGAGATTATTTTATAATTTATATTGATTCTAAATAGCACAAAAAGTAATAAATAAATTGCTTTTTACTTGTGAGTAATATATATGTTGCTTATATTTGTATAACAAAATAAAACAATAGGAATTATGACAACTTACCAATTATTCGAACAAGTTACAAATAACGAAACTTCAAGAGCTAATTCTTGTTATTCTGAAATTGAAGGTGTTATTTTAAGAATAGCTAATCATCAAGCTAATTTTTCGAATTTTGAATGCTACAATGATGTTGAAAACGCAAAAGCAATTGTTAACGTTATTATAACAAATGATTTTGTAAGTGATAAAGATTTTGAATCTTTTTTAGATTCAAACGACTTACAAGGGGAGCAAATAATTGTTTTAGAATCTGAACTTGAAGATATTGCAGAATACATAAAATCAAGGATCAATTATTTTAAATAACATGAACTACACCCACAAAGATTTCAAAGAACTGAAAAAGCAACTCGGTTTAAAAAACCGTGACATTGCTTTGATTATTGGATTAACTGAATTTAGCGTTAAAAACCAAACTTCGCCCAGTAAAGAATTACCTACATGGGCAAAAGCAATGCTTTACGGTTATGAATACAGACCCGTCAACGTAATAGTGACCCGTCAACGTAATAGTGACCCGTGGATTGAAGAATCTAAACCTTAACCAAACTAACAAACTTGCCCCAATAATCCACCTCAACATCAAAATATCCACCTTGTTCATCCAAATAAATGAATTGATGTATAACGTGGTGGCGTTCCATTCCGTCTATCCATTTAGTTGGTATCTGTAGATTATAGCGTGTTCCTGATAAACGAAATGGACGGCCTAGCTTTGATGTTTGTTTTTCAAAGTTTAGATTTATGGTTGTGTCTTTATTGATTTTGATTTTTTCCATAATATCAAAACAAAAAAGTTGATTCAAAATCATCGTACCAATCTACAAAATCGTCGAAAGTTTTAACGATAATATAAATTCCTCCTGCTTTAGTGATTTGCTCTTCGTAACTTTTCTGTGCTTCCGATTGCCTATCCTTTTGCCATTTAATCTCAATCTTAACAGACCGCCCTTTGATTGTTGCGCTTATATCGGCACTTCCTTTTGTTCCTGTTCCGGGTGTCCAAATACCACTCCCGATAGTTCTTTTCCTGCCTATACAGTCAACAACTTGTTTTTTACCATCACGATATAAACCAGTAGTAGAGATTCTTTCGGCTTGGCATCCATTAAATTCTAAAAATTCAATTGCCAAACGTGTTAAATCATTTGCTCCAGCTTCTTTTGTATTTGCCGGAGGCATACAGTTTTCACGACCAATAAAACTTGGATGTGATATTAGTTTTGATTTTAAATATAGTTCCTGATAACGGATTTTGTTTTCTTTGTTCATTTTAGTTTAGGTTAATTATAAATAATTGATATTGCATTATGTATTTTTCTTCCAGCATCATAAAAGTTTCTAAATCAATAAATCCTTTTATAAATAGATTACATTGAATATTGTAGGATTTTTGTAACAAATTGTATTCCATAGCTTAAAAAGTGTAAAGTAGGTGTAAAGCAACTGTAAAGCATCTTTACAGTAAATTATCAATGTTTATAAGGCTTTAGAGCGAATTTGTAAAGTGTAAAGCATTTTTTTAGTAAAATTATATTTTTTTATTTTATTTTTTTTATTTTATAAATAAGCTACTTTACACTTTACACTTTACACTTGGTGTTTAACTATTTGTTTTTCAATACATTAAGTCCTTATTTAACTGTAAAGCACCGTCATTTTGCTTTACACTTGCTTTACAGTTAGAAAACTCTTTTAGCCAGTTATTAATACTAACTCTTGAAACCCCTAAAAGCTCAGCCGTTTCGCTTCTGTTGAAATTTGGATTACTTTTCCATATTTCAAATAGTTTTTCTTTTTCGTTTTTACCTTTATTTTGTCCGATAGTGCTTTTTAGTTTCGAAACCTCAACGGAATTAATCTTAATTTTCTTTGCGGTTGCTACAAAGTACTTACTTAATTTTTCGGCTTTTAAGATGCTATCTTTTGAAATTAGTAAAGTATTACCGCCCTCGCTAAAAAACTCGTCAAAAACGTGAATTAAGCACGCAAAACGAGGGATATAACTCTTTTGTTTCGGGAACATAGATTTTAAATACTCGTTTTCTTCTTCGTTGTTTTGAATATCAGTCATTTCGTTAAACATACGCATCCATTCTTTTTTTGCTTCGTCTGAAAATTTAGCGGTTAATTGAATTATGTCGCCGTCTTCATTTCGTTTGATAATGCTTTTGATTGTATCATAAAACGAAATGATAATTTCCTTATACCATTTTAAAATATCTTCGCTTATTTCATTTTCATTATACTTTTCGATAGTCAAATCAGGATAACAAAGTAACATCCTATCCATAAATCCGTTATCTTTATTTTCGTCAGTATAGAATGTATTAAAAATACTCGGCTGTATGCCTCCAAGGACAGGGATAAATGGTTTTTCGACAAACGACCCTTTTCGAGTTAAACGATTTAGGTTAACAGATTTTCCGCTCCAAGTTGATAGCCAAAATTCCAAATCAGACCCCTCTCTATATTTATTCATATCTTTTAACCATCCGGCTAATTCATCTTTAAACACACCCACTGCATTATCGCTTTCTTGATGCAAATCCACCAAGGCTTCTAGTGTAATGTCGTTGGCGATGAATTGGGTTTTAATAGGCTTAAACGCCTCACTATGTTCGTCTTTTTCTTTCTTAGGTAAATTGATATAATACTCATATTTTTCACTCTCTTTAATGTAGGTTTTTATTTCCTTTGCGTTAATTTTAATAAGTGGAAATATAATATTGTGAATAGACGGAGTTTTACCAAGTCCTGCCTTTCCAACTACTGAAATCCAAACAGATAAATTTTCTACCCAACCTTTTTTTACCTCAACTTCAATTGAATTTCCAACGCAAACCGAAATAAGCCAAAGTAAAGAACATCCCATATACTCGATGGAACTATCTAATTTTTGATTGCATTCCAATAAATAAGTCTGAATATCTTTTGGGAATATTTCAATCGGAAATACTAAATCTGCCGTGTTTATTTTTGGATGGTCATTTATTACGATAGCTTTTTTCAGTTCTTGAATCTTGGTTTTTAAACGTGATCCAAAACCTTTTTGATATAAGTCCTTTGCTGTGTCTGATAAATTTCCCTGATGGTTTTTCCACGCATAAGCAATGAAAGGACTGATTTGTTTTTCGTGTGGGTAAATCGTTCCAGTGCTAAAAAGATACATTAAATTGTCTTCTTTATAAACATACCCAGAATGAGGCGAAGTTGCTCCGTGGCGTTTGATTACATACTTTTTGTTATGATTTGCTACGATTGAAAAATCACTACTTATAATATCGAAAATATCAGTCTTTTGATTAAAATCATCCCAGCAGGTTATTTCAGTTTCCAGATATTCTTTTGGCTCTTTTTTTGGCTCTAAAGGAACGTCTGTAACGTAGTTGTACGTTTTTGAACAACTCCACAAAATAAACCTATCATCTTCTGAAATTTCCTGTATTTGATGATAGTTAATTTTAGTAAGCGAATCATCATAAGTGATTACCATTCCACCTATTCCACGGCTTTCTATTAAGGCTTCTGTATGTCCTTTTAGTTTGGCTATCTTGGTGTTTCCAACAATAGTTTTGCATCTATAAAGAATATGAAACCCTTTGTTTTGCGTTTTTTTTATAACAAACTTTTTGTCGAAATCATCAATGTTGTCTTTAAGGAATCCTAAATATTCATCCCAAAAATCTTTCTGCTCTTTTAGGCTCGAAAAAACTTTCAAATCAATGTCTATAACTTCAAGATTGTTATATCCTGTCACAATTCCGAATTTAGGACTCGTAAGCTGTTCTATCTGTTCCGGTGTTCTTGCTTCTGTTTGGTATTTTTTCCAAGTTCCAAGTGGTGCTTTATTTTCAGCGCAAGGAATGATTGAAAACCCAAGTTCGGATAGCTTTTTTAAATAGTGCTTTTCCATAATAAAAAATAAAAAACAAAACCCTTAAAATCAACGGCTTCCACTCCGCATCATTTAAGGGTTGTTTTCGGTTAAAAACCAATGTCTTAAAGTAGGTGGAAGTTCTACAATGCAAATATACAAAAAAATAGCGGATAAAATTAATTACGTTTAAAAATTACTTAAAATTTTTTGAATTAGTTCTAAGTGCTTTTCTTTTGTGTTTAATAAATTTCCATTTAAATCTTTGTACATAAAAGTATTTTTATCATACTTCATAAATCTATGTATTTTTGAATGATCTTTAACTGATAATTCAATTATATCTTTTGCAAATGGAATATTATAATTCCAATGATGCAATTCGTTTCCTTTTATAATAGGTCTTAAATCGCAAGAAATATTTTTCGCTTTATATTTTTCAGGATATTTTAATTTGTATCTACTCATTGTTTCTTTTTTCTTTTCCGGAGTAGGTTTATGCTTGTCTTTATATCCTAAACGATAATATTTATCTCTATGCCTTCGTCTTTCCTTTTCTAATCCCTCCGGAGTAGAGATTAATTTTTCAATAGATAATTTAGTATCTAATTTAGCGCATTCTTTACATTTCCCTAAATGACCATCACTCATTTCTGGGTGTTTGTAAAATTCTGTTAATTCTTTTTCTTTGTTACACTTAAAACATATCTTCATAATTAAGATTTATATATTAATAATTACAAAGATATGTTTTTAAAATGGTATAAACAAATTTAGTTTACAACCATTTTAGAATGGTAAATCCGAACCATCTTCTTCATTCAAATTAGTTGCTGGAGGAAATTCAGCAGATACAAGCCTTGGCGGTGGTGTTTGTTTTGATACGTCTATTTTCGATATTCTCCAACCTTGAATAGTATTGAAATAAACGGTTTCACCCTGTGGATTTACCCATTCACGACCTCTTAAATTAATGTCAATTTTTACTGAATCTCCAATATTGTATCCGTTTAGCAAATCGCATTTATCCTGCACAAATTGTACTAAAATATGCTGTGGATATTGCTCGTCCGTTATGACTACTATGTCACGTTTTTTAAATGTTGTTCCGACTTCTTTTGTAATGTCGATAAATTTAACCTTTCCTGATACTTCCATTTTATAATTTAATTTTAGTTAATAATTCTGTTTCAATATATTTTCGAGCCTCAATAACCCGTTGTTTCGCTTGCTCTATAAAAGTTTCGTCGTACTCAAACTCATAAACTTTTATCCTTAAATGTTCCGGTAAATGGTCATAGCTTAATAATCTTTCTGCTTCATCCCATTCCGTCATATCCGGCTCTTCTTTGTCTAATTCTTTGGCTAATTTCCAAGACAATTTTTCAATTTGTTCTTGGCTTCCGTTTTCCAAGCAAAAACAAAGACTTGCTTTTCTTAATCCTGTCAAATCCATATAAATCTGGAGTTGTTCGTAATAATCTTTGTCAGGTTCAGAAACAAAAAAAGGAAAAGTAAAAGCGTCAAAAGGCACCTTGGTGTCAATTACTCTTTCAAAGTTTTTAGTGTCATAAGTACCTGTAAAGTACTCGTTTTCCAACTTGATTTCATTCTTTACAAGTTCACAACAGTAATATTTAGAAACCCTTTGAATTGCAAAATTTTCCATTTCATTCCCACGGGAAAGATATTTTGAGGTAATTTCTTTTTGTTTTCCTGTAAATTCAGAAACTAACCATTCTTTACAATACGATTTTGCTGTCTCTCCCATTGCCTTACCACTTCTATCGTTGGTTAGCAATTTGCCAATTTGTGAGGCTCTACACTTAAACTGTTTCATTTTTCAATTCTTTTAGTTGTTCTTCTGTCAAGTCGTATTTTTCCAAAATAGCATCAAGAGTCACTTTTTTGTCTTGAATCGCTTTTTTTGCCCCGGCTAAATCTTTCAATTCAACCAATGGTAAAGCCTCAATGGTGGTTGGGGTACGTTTGTTTTTTGCAGTAGTAACAAGCACCCGTGTAGCCTCTTTTATGTGTGATGCGTGGCTAATTCTGATGCCTCCGATTTCAACACCTGCCCATTTTACGCTATCATCACGATACAGCGTTAATCGTCTCCCTGTATATTGCAGACCATCTGCTCCCCATAGCTGAACCAAAATCCTACGCATAGACTTGCACGGCTTGTAAGGCTTGTTGTTGTCTCCGTAGAAGTAAATAGACACAGGCTGCGTTTCGTCTGCTCCAGCTTTAATGTCTCTGATTTTGATTGTCTTTGTTCCAGAAATTAAATCATCAGCATTTAACTGGTCTGATTTTGGAATGATTGTTTTTGATAAGTCCATAATTCCTTAAATTTAAAATTCCCTTCCAAAACAAGCGGGGTCAGCCACAAGATCAGAAGGGAATCAATGATTTTTTAGTTTAGAAGCTCTGACCAACTTCGTTTAACGTTTTGTAAAAGTAG